CGTCGTCTACCGAGACCGACGAGCCGGTGTCCGATGCGCAGGTGGCCGATGCCGCCGCCCGCGTCGAAGAGGGCGAAGACAACCTCGAGGACTACAGCGCCGCGGTCCAGAAACGGATCGGCAAGCTGACCGCCAAGCTGCGTGAGGCTGAGCGTCAGAACCAAGAGGCGACGACCTTTGCCCAGCAGGTCTACGAGGAAAACAAGAAACTCAAGGGCCGGATGGAGAAACTCGACACCGGCTACATGAGTGAATACGGCGCCCGGATCGAGGCTCAGATCGGCGCGGCCCGCAAGGCCTACAAGGATGCGTACGAGGCTGGCGACACGGACGCCATGATCCAAGCGCAGGAGGCGCTGGCTCGAGCGACCACTGACAAGGACCGCTACGAGCACGCCAAGAAACGCGCCGAGGAGCGGCCGCAGCAGGCAGCGCCCGAGGAAACTTCGGGCCAGCCACAGCAACCACCCGCCTACCAGCAGACGCAGCAGCAGCAGCAGCCCGCGCCGCAGCAGCAGACGGACCCCAAGGCGCAGAGCTGGGCTGAGAACAACCCGTGGTTTGGTCAGGACGAGGTCATGACCTACGCCGCGTTCGGCATTCACCGCAAGCTGGTTGAAGAAGAAGGCTTTGACCCGCAGAGCGATGAGTATTACAATGCCATCGATCAGAGGATGCGGCGGGAGTTCCCGCAGAAGTTCTCTGAGCCCAAGTCGAGCAAGAAGAGTCAGGTCGCTCCTGCTGGTTCTTCAGCGTCTCGCAGCACAAAACAGGGGCGCAAGTCGGTGAAGCTGTCTCCGTCGCAGGTCGCCATTGCGAAGAAGCTCAATGTTCCTCTCGAGGAATACGCCAAATACGTGAAGGATTGAACCATGGCTGACAGAACCGCACGCACCGCACAAACTCGCGACAAAGAACAGCGTCGCAAACCTTGGGCACCGCCCAGCCTCCTCGATGCTCCCGAGGCCCCTCAGGGCTTCCGGCATCGGTGGGTTCGTCATGCAATGCGTGGTGAAGAGGACCGAGTCCACGTCACGCAGATGCTGCGGCAAGGGTGGGAACCCGTCCGCGCCGACGAATACCCGGACGGCGAGTACGCCACTGTCGAAGAAGGGCAGTATCAAGGCGTGATCGCTCACGGGGGGCTGATGCTGTGTCGCATCCCTGAAGAAACAGTGCAGGAAAGATCCGCGTATTACGGGAACCGGACCCGCGAACAGATGCAAGCTGTCGATCAGGACCTGATGAAGGATGAACATCCTTCGATGCCGATCACTCGTGATCGGCGGAGTCGTGTCTCTTTCGGAGGTCGCAGCAGCGACTCCGAATAACTGAAGGAGCTATACCATGGCCAACATCAATGGTGCCTTTGGTCTTCGTCCCCTCAAGAAGATGGGTCAGAATACCAACAGCACCGGTGCCAGCGAGTATCGCATCGCTTCCAGCAACACGAACGAGATCTATCAGGGCTCTCCTGTCATCCCGACCTCCGACGGTGTCATCGACATCGTGGGGGCGGCGGCGGGCGGCACTGTGGGTCTCCTCGGCGTGTTCTGGGGCTGCGAGTACGTCTCGTCTGTCAACGGTGAAAAAGTCTTCTCGAACTACTGGCCGGGATCGGGTGCTGACTCGAACTTCCCCGTCAAGGCGTTCGTGTATGACGACCCCGCCCAGCTGTTCCTGATCTCGACGTCCAACGTCGTGGCAGGCGCTGACACCGAAGCCGAGGTTCAGGAAGCTGTGTTCGCCAACGCGAACTTCGCGACCGCCGCGTCCGGTTCGACGACCACTGGTCTTTCGTCCGCGACCCTTGACCTCGACACCATCGCCACCACCGCCAACCTGAACCTCCGGATCATGGGCATCCAAGATGACCCTGAGAACTCGGACTTCAGCGAAGCCGGTGTCGGCATCATCGTTCGTCTGAACAACCACTTCAACTCGCCGAATGGCGCGATTGCTGGTGGCACTGTCTCGACGACTGGCGTGTAAAGGAGGTCTGAGCAATGGCTATTTCGCGCGCACAACTCGCCAAAGAGCTGGAGCCGGGCCTCAACGCCCTGTTCGGCATGGAGTATGGTCGCTACGAGAACCAGCACTCCGAGATCTACACCACCGAATCTTCGGACCGCGCGTTCGAAGAAGAGGTGATGCTCTCGGGCTTCGGTGCTGCCCCCACCAAGGGCGAGGGTTCGGCGATCACGTTCGACGAAGCAAACGAGGCGTACACCGCCCGTTACAACCACGAAACCGTGGCCATGGCGTTCGCCTTGACCGAGGAGGCTGTAGAGGACAACCTGTACGACCGCCTTGGCAGCCGGTACACCCGCGCTCTTGCGCGGTCCATGGCCCACACCAAGCAGGTGAAAGCTGCCTCGGTCCTGAACAACGCCTTCACTGGCGGTCAGTTCGCCGGCGGCGACGGCGTGGCGCTTTGCTCCACCTCGCACCCGCTGACCAGCGGTTCGACCTTCTCCAACACGCCTGACACCAGCGCAGATCTCAACGAAACCTCTCTCGAGGACGCTCTGATCAACATCGCTGGGTTCGTGGACGAGCGGGGCCTGAAGATCGCTCTGCGCGGCACGAAGCTGATCATACCGCGTCAGCTTCAGTTCGTGGCCGAGCGCCTGATGGTGTCGAACCTCCGCGTCGGTACCGCCGACAACGACCTGAACGCGATCAAATCCATGGGCATGCTGCCTGAGGGTTACGTGGTCAACGACTTCCTGACTGACCCGGATGCGTTCTTCATCAAGACGGACGCTCCTCGCGGATTCGTGCACTTCGAGCGCACCCCGCTGAGCACCGGAATGGAGGGCGATTTCGACACAGGAAACATGCGCTTCAAAGCGCGTGAACGGTATGCATTCGGATACTCAGATGCACGCTGTGTGTTTGGTTCGCCGGGGGCATAAGCCTTCAAAAACAAGGACTTAGGTCTGGTCAAACCCCCGCTTCGGCGGGGGTTTTTCTTTGGGCTTTACAAGCCTTGTTCAATACACTATATCTTTTATAAGACCTATACTGAAAGGACAAAGCATGGGCAAAGCACGGAAGATTATCGCGGTGTATGAAATTCGAAACATCATAAGTGGGTCTTTCTACATCGGCAGTTCGACCAATCTGTACGAGCGTTGGCGCACCCACAGGAAAAAACTGCGATCCAAAACACACCCCAACAAGCACCTGCAGGCGACTTGGAGTAAGCACGGGGAAGAAGCCTTCAAGTTTACGGCACTGGCTGAGTTTGAGTGCGTCGAAGATATGGAGGCCGCAGAAGAAGGGCTGTTAGAAGCCGCGATCAAGGACAAAAAATGCTGCAACATATCTCCGTGGTCGAAGACTCCGTGGAGAAATCGCGGCCACCTCCACCCATACTATGGGCGCAAGCTCACCGAAGAGCAGAAGCAGAATTTACGGGAAGCGGCCCGACACCAATGGTCTGTGTCTAACCCGCGAGCAGGTCACAGGCATTCCAAAGAAACCAAGGCTAAAATCAGCGCCAATGTCCGAGCCGCAGCGGCCGAAGGCCGCGGAGGCGCCTGTCACATTCCCTCCGAAGAAACCCGGAAGAAAATGTCCGAAGCCCACAAAGGGAACCAGTACGCCAAAGGCCATGTCCGAACGGAGGAGCATCGACGCAAGCTCGCTGAGGCGCAAATGGGAAACCAACACTGGAAGGGCAAGAACCACAGTGAGAAGTCCAAGGCCAAGATGGGTCAGCAGGTGAAGATGATCGACCCGGACGGGAACGCGACGATTTACCCGCGGACCACGGCAATCAAGGAAGAGCTGGGCGTTTTTCTACCAACGATTCAGCGTTCTGTTCGATCGGGCAAACCGTTGTCCAAGGGCCCCTACAAGGGCTGGCGTTTTGAATACGTCTAGTGTACCCTGCAACCATCCTGACAGCTGCATGGTGCGGCTGACACTAGCCACGACAGGAGATTCACATGGCTAACACGACTTTCTCGGGCCCGGTTCGCTCGGAAAACGGTTTTCAGACCATCACCAAAAACGCCACGACTGGCGCGATCACCGTCGGCACCACCGTCGGCACTGACATTACTGTCAGCGGCGACCTGACTGCCGCGGGCGATGCCAACGTCATCGTCATCCCGACCAGCGATCCGGGTGTTGCCGGCGCGATCTGGAACAACGGCGGCACGCTTGCCATTTCTGCAGGCTAAGGGGGTCATTAGATGGCTACTCCATCCTATCGCACGGCGGACGCTACGGTGTCCGCCTTTGATGCGGCCAGTGTGACTCCGAGCGACTCGACCGCGCTGCGCCCAACCCGCGGCTTGTATATTGGCGGTGCGGGCAACGTGCGTGTTGAGATGTCTCTCGGCAATGTCGTGACCTTCTCAGGCATTCTCGCTGGGACTATCCTGCCCATCCAAGTCGTCAAGGTCTATGCGACTGACACCACTGCGACGAGCATTGTCGCACTGTACTAAGGGGGCCGCCAGTGTTTGTTGGAATCTCGATTAGTCTGGTCGGCAAGCTCCGCGCTGGCGTCTCCGCCTATGCCATAGGTTCCTTCGAGCCTGACCTCGTGTTTGACTTCGAGCAGGAATACTATCGCACTAGCGGCACAGACACCACGTTTGACAACGCCATCACCCACACCCGCTCCGGCAATGCCACGATGGTGGACAGCGATGGGGTACTGAAGTGGGCACCGCATAATTTGCTGACGTATTCGGAGGATTTTGCCAGCCAGCCAAAAATTGCTGATACAGGCAGCAACTTGCCCGTTGTGACTTCTAACGCAACTACAGCCCCAGACGGTCAAGTAACCGCTGACCGTGCGCAGTTTGATACCGGCACCGGAACATACTCTTTGTTTAACATCAGTCAGCCGGGTATCCCAGACACTGGGATCATATCTTTCTGGGCTAAATCAGTAAGTGGCACGAACCAAGAAGTCTCTGCTTATTGCTCTGGTCCATTTCCCAGTCAAGGGCAAGGGTTTACAGTCACTTCTGAATGGCAAAAGTTTTCTGTTGAGGTTGATCCAGGAAACAACACTGGGTCACTCAAAATTGGTCTTACTGCGACATTCAATACCGCCACAACTTCCGACATCTACATCTGGGGCGCACACCTCTACCGCTCCGACCTCGGCGGCATGGTCAACAACCCTGACCGTGGC